GTCATGATTGTTTCATCCGCTGATCTACAAGAACTTTCGGTAGTTAGCGTTCCGGCATTTGCCGACGCAATCATCGAACAAATCGCAGCCTCAGAACACGACCCAGAGGTCGAAGAAGAGGCAGACGAACCCCAACCCGACACAAGTCTCCAGGAGGAAACAATGTCAACAGAAACCCAAGTCGAAGCCTCCGCGCCCGACGCCATCCCAACATCACCAATCTTCGCATCAGCCAAGAAAGAATTCCTCATGCCTTCAGCAGCCGAGTACATCTCAGCCGCTTTCGTTGGCGGAGACCAATGGCGAGCAATGAGCGAAGGCATTCGTGCAGCTGCACCAAACGTCCTTACCTCAGACATCCCAGGTGTTCTTCCACTTCCAATCGTTCAGCCTGTCTACAACAACTTCATCGGTCGTCGTCCAGTCATTGACGCAATCGGTGCAAAGGCAATGCCACAAGGCGGAAAAGTATTTATCCGTCCAGAAGTAACAACTCATACTTCAATGGGCGTTCAGTCAACAGAAAACACCTCACTCACTCAAGGAACTTTTGTTGTTACAGACAACCAAGTGACCAAGGGCAGTTACGGTGGATTCGTTACCTTGTCCGAACAGAGCATCGACTGGTCACAGCCTGAAATCATCAGCCTTGTCCTCGATGACATGGGTCGCATCTACGCAAACGAAACCGACAACGTCGCAGCAGACAACTTGAAGACTGGCGCAACAGTTACTCGTAACTTCACCTCTACTTCATCAACGGATCCTGCTTATTGGGTCGGCTGGATTGCTGGCGCAGCACAAACAATCTTGTCTTCAAGCAATGGCAACTTGCCAACTCACTTGTTCGTGAACCCCGAATGGTGGGGAGCTCTTCTGCAACTCAGCGACACATCGGACAGGCCGTTGTTCCCACAGATTGGGCCAATGAACGCATTCGGTAATCTTGCACCAGGACAAGTCAACGGCGTTGCCTTTGGTTTGCAGGTTGTAGTTGACCGCAACTTTGCAGCAGACACCGTCATTGTCGGCGACGCTTCAGGCTTCGAAATCTTTGAACAACAGAAGGGCGCAATCAGCATCGACGTTCCGTCAACCCTGAGCCGCACAATCGCATTCCGCGGTTACCTTGCAACGCTGATGATTGACTCAAGCAAGTTCGTCAAGGCTGCGTTCGTCTGATTCAGGCGAACTCTTAAAGGAACTGAACGATGGCTACTTACGATCTCGCGTTTCATACGCGCCTCGATGGGTACGCCGTCCTTCAGACCTTCGTTGAGACAGGCATACAGGTCGGAGACTCCGTTGTTATCGCAGGCGCAGGCCACGGATTCAACGCAACCGCAACAATCGTCTCAACACAAGACTTTGAATTCATCGGAGTATCTGACGAGGGCGACCTTGAATTTGACTCCGATGTAATTCGTCTCTACCAGTTCCTGTATGTCAACGCAGGCTCGGACTTCCCTCGAGATACCGCTACCGGCACAGTCACTTTCACCCCGTCCGTGTCTTGGTGCAATTCAAGTGATGTCCTCAGTTGGCTCGGCATTGACGTCGCAACGGCTAACGACACGGCCTTCATCACGGTCTGCGTTAACGCTGCAAACAACTACATCTTTCGCAAGCGTCGCGAAGCGGGCTACACCGATTCGCAGTCAACGGTGCCTGGTGCCGACGTCAAACTCGGCACAATCATGTATGCAGCAACCCTCTATCGTGAGCGCGGATCAGCAGACTCATTCGCCTCATTCGACGCAATGTCTTCAATCCCCATCCCCTCAACAATGGGACGCATCATGGCCCTCATCGGCTGCGGAAGACCACAGGTCGCGTAATGGCTGCAACAGGAATCCTCGCCGATGCGGTCAACGCAATCAAAACACAACTCACCACCCTCGGTCTCAAGCCCGTCACAGACCCGCGCAACGCGCGACCAATGTCTGTGTTCATTGAACTTCCCGTCATGACCTCATTCACCTACAACGTCGGCGACTTTCGCATTCCAGTCCGCATCCTCGCAGCACCCCCCGCTAACAGCGATGCCGGAGACTATTTGATGACAACAGTCGACACGATAATGAACTCGCCCATCGCAGTTACAGACGCCCGTCCAGGCAATGCAAACTACGGCGGGCAAGACATACCCACATACGATCTCACGGTGGCAATCGCCGTGCGTAGAAACTAAGGAGCCACCAATGGCAACAGCAACATTCCTGTCAGGTGCAACCTGCAACATCACCCCAACTGGCGGAGCAGCCGTCGACGTTTCGGATCAACTCTCGAAATGTGAAGTCATGGTCGGCTTCGAACTCCTCGAGTCAACATCGCTCGCAGATACAGGCCGACAGGCAGTTAAGGGCTTGCAAAGTGTCGCGGTCAACCTTGACCTCTATCTTTCCTACGGCACAACCGAGATCGAAACACTTTTGAGCGCAATCGTCTCTGCTGGTGGATGCACAATCGTTGTCTCCCCATCAGGCACCACAGAGTCTGCGAGCAATCCAGAGTTCACGATTACGTCGGCAACACTTGACGCCGCTCCGGTCATCATGTCGTCCATCGGCACCCTTGCCGTAGCAAGTATTTCGTTCTCTAACGGCACCTGGGCACGAGACATCACCTGATAATTGAAAGAGGGAAACAATGAAAATCCGACTACAAGTAACACCGATTGAAGGCGACCCATATGAATGCGAAACGAATCTGTTCGTTGTCGTGGCATGGGAACGCAAATTCAAACGACAAGCATCCAGTCTCGCAAACGGCATCGGCGCAGAAGACCTTGCATTCTTTGCATTTGAATCTGCTCGAGCTGCGGGAATCACTACTCCGCTCGCCTTTGACGAATTCATTAAGAAAACAAAGTCCATCGAAGTCGTGTCGGAGGATGCTCCAAGTTTTACAGAAGCGGCAGTTTCCGACGCTCACTAGCGGAGGTTCTTGTCGCGACTGGATACTGGACACCCGACATCCCATTCGACACAGACGATCTCTTCACGGTTGTTGACGTGTTGAACGAACAACAGAAATCACAAAGGAGCAGACGATGACAACAAACACTTCACTTGAAGTCGTCGGAGTTCGTGACGCTATTCGTTCGCTTAACAAAATTGAGCCTGGACTGCGTAAACAGTTCACTGCCGACGCAACCCGTATTGCGCAACCTGCGATTCAGGAAGTGCAAAACAGTTACGACAAGGTGCCTCTGTCTGGCATGGCTCGCAAATGGGAACAAGCAAACAAAAAGATATTCCCGTTTTCTGTGGCAAAAGCAAAATCGGGCATCAAGTTGAAGGTCGATGCGTCTCGAGAAGCAACATCGCTGATCTACATCACTCAGACAAATGTGGCAGCAGCCGTTTTTGAAGCAGCGGGACGAGCCAACCAAAACCGCCTGGGGGATTCCCTCGGGCAGTTGCGCCCGAACCATACGCGCATTCTCGGGCCTGCCGTGTTTCGCAAACGTCGCGAGATTGAAGGCGAAATGCTTCGCGCCACTAATGAAGTCAAAGCCCGTGTCGAAAGAGAACTCAAATGACAATCGCAATCCCAATCGTCACGTCATTCGACGGCAAAGGAATCTCATCCGCCGTTAAGGAATTCAAAAATTTGGAGACCAATGGGGAGAAGGCGCAGTTCGCAATCAAGAAGGCAGCCGTTCCCGCAGCTGCTGCACTGGCGGGTCTGACCGCTGCTCTCGGATCAGCAGTAAAGGGCGCAATCGAGGACGCAGCCGCACAGGACAAACTTGCGGAACAGATTCGACGCACCACAGGCGCAACAGACGCACAGATCAGCATGAACGAGGACTGGATAGCCGTCCAGGGCAAATTGCTCGGAGTCACTGATGACGAACTTCGTCCGGCACTTGGAGGTCTTGTCCGCGCTACTGGCAACATCACAGAGGCGCAAAAATTGGCATCGGCTGCCATGGATATTTCAAGTGCTAAGGGTCTCAGCCTCGAGGCAACAACCAAGGCGCTTGAAAAGGCATACGGCGGCAATATGACCGCCCTTGCGAAACTGTCTCCAGAACTGCGAGACATGATCAAAGGCGGCGCAACGCTTGATGAGGTCATGAGTGCAATGTCTAAGACCTTTGGCGGTGCCGCATCCGAGGCAGCCGAAACGACCGCAGGCAAGTTCAAGCGGATGAAGATTGCCCTCGACGAAACCAAAGAATCAATCGGCGCGTCACTCATGCCAGCCGTGGAAGCAGTTATTCCATACTTGCAAAAGTTGGCGACGTGGGCACAAGACAATCCTGAGTTCTTCAAAGTCATCGCTCTCGCCCTTGCCGGTATCGCAACCGCCATTGTCGCAATCAACATCGCAATGAGCCTTAACCCAATCAGCGCAATCGCAATCGGCATCGGACTTGTCGCAGCAGCTGCAGTTATTGCCTACAAGAAATTTGAAACATTCCGCACCATTGTTGACGCCGTGTTTGGCGCGTTTCGGTTCTGGATATCTAACGTCACAATCCCGTTGTTCAAAGGTCTATTAGGCGCAGCAACATTTGTCTTTGAAGCAATCGCTGCAGTCTGGAACAACACCGTCGGCAGATTGGCTTTTACGATTCCCGATTGGGTTCCTTTGCTTGGAGGCAAAAGTTTCGCTATGCCGAAAATCGGTGGTGGCGGGGGCAGCAGCGGAGGGATCACAAGTGCTCGAGCCTTTGAAGAATCACAAAAGGAAATCATTGCAGCGAACCCAGAAGTCTTTGCAGCACCGCCCGCAGTTGCACCATCAGCGCCAGGTAAAGTCCAGAACACCGCAGCACCCGCCTTTGACAACACGTCAGGCAACGCAGGAGGCTTCGAGAACGCAGGCATCGGCGGTATCGGCCCGTTCAGCAACATCACAATCAACATGGACGCAGGACTTGTCTCATCCCCCGCAACCATCGGTGAGGACATCATCAGCGCGATATTGGCTGCGCAGAGAAATTCAGGCGTCGTTTTTGCACCGGCAGCGACACTATGACCGTCCCCACATATCAAGTGCTGGTCGGATTTCAGACAACCACAGGATTCGGTACACCTTTTCAACTTGACGACGCCGTCTATGGCTTACTTGACACAGGCACCCTTGGCGGTCTCGCATACGCAGACCTCACCTCGCTCGTTCTGTCGGTCAACATTAAGCGCGGACGCAACCGTCAACTTGACCAGTTCAACGCAGGAACTGCACAAGTCGTCTTCAACAACAACTCGCGCATTCTTGACCCGCTTAATACGTCCTCGATCTACTACCCGTTCGTATTGCCTCGCTCGCCAATCATCATTTACGCCAACGGGACTCCGATCTATACGGGCTTCGTCGAGGATTGGGACTTGGACTACCAAAACGCCAACCAGGGCAGAATGTTCGCTCGATGCGTCGATACCTTCGGCACCTTGGCAAATCAGCAACTCAACGCTTTTACGCCGTCCGCTGAGACCTCAGGAATTCGCGTCAGCACCGTTCTAGACCGTCCAGAAATTGCATACCAGGGCGCAAGGTCTATCGGTACAGGCTCATCTACTCTCGGGGCTTACGCGGTCTCTCAGGACACAAACGTCCTCAACTATTTACAGCAGGTCAACACCTCCGAGCAGGGCTACCTTTACACCTCAGCTGACGGAACCCTCACCTTCAAGGGCAGGTCAAGCGTTCTCAACCCCGTCTCAGGAGCGTCGTTCACGACAAACGGCACAGGCATTCCATATATGAGCCTGGTCAACCAATACGGATCAGAACTGCTCTACAACTACATTGTCACCCAATCGCCCGCAGGCGCTGCACAGACAAATTCCGACTCAGCCTCAATCGCTTTGTATCAGGCGCAGAACTACAACCTTCTCAGTCTGCTCAACTCAACGACAACAGAAGTCAACGGTCTCGGCGCGTACCTTCTTGGCAAATACCGCAACCCTGTCGTCCGCTTTACGGGAGTCTCATGCGAACTTGCAGCTCTTACTTCGGCGCAATGGGCAACCATATTCGCCATCGACCTGACGTCAATCGTGACAGTCCAAAAGGACTACAACACCGGAACTCCGCTCACAGAATCGCAGACCCTGATCACTTCAGGAATTGAACACCGAATCGTCCCAGGGTCTCATATTGTTTCGTACACTTTTGAAAGTACGGACGGCAACCAATATTTAACCCTTGACGACGCAATCTTCGGAACGCTCGACAACAACCTTCT